AACAGAAGGAAATCGTTGGTTTTGAAGAGGATGAAATTTTCCTCGGGGGTGGCGCCGGGTCGGGCAAGACCCGAGGCGTCATAATGGCGTGGGCGGCCCCGGCCTTTGAGTTCCAGGCCCGAGGGTTCAAATACGACGCCCTGGCCATCCGGCGCACGTTTCCGCAACTCAAGGAGATCATCGCACTGGGCAAGGAGATGCTCCTGCCCCTCGGAGCGACTTGGCACGAGGCCAGCAAGACATTTATTTTACCAGGCGGGTCGAGTCTGGAGTGTGGTTACTGTGAGCGTGATGATGATCGCTACCAGTATACGGGCCGTGCGTGGGCGCTGATCTTCGTGGATGAAATCCAGCGTTATGCTACGCCGGTTTTTTACGATTGGATCTTCAGTCGTCTCCGGGCGCCTATCAAGGAAATCGCGGGGAAGCTGTGGCGGCTCCCGCTGCGCGTCTTCTCGACGGCCAATCCCAAAGGGCCAGGCAACCACTGGCTCAGGAAGCGGTTTATTGACACGACAGGCGTCAATGGGGGCGTGACCACGCGCACGGTGGACACTGTGACGCCAGAAGGCGACCCTATCACCGTGACTCGCCGCGTCCGGTTCCAGCACAGCACCGTATTGGATAATCCGTGGCTTAGAAACACGGATTACGTCCGAAACCTGATGCTCCTGCCTGAAGCGGATCGCCGGGCGCTCCTGGAAGGTGACTTCTACATCGTGGAAGGCGCCTTTTTCAGTGAGTTTAACCGTAAAATCCATATCGTGAAGACGTTCAAACCGCCTGCGGACCTATCTTTGATCAATGCGGGGGATTGGGGGACGGCGAAGCCCTCTCATTTTGGGTGGATGCAGGAGCTTTCCAACGGGGAATTCCACGTTTTCAGCGAGTATTCCACGCGGGACGCCGAAGACTGGAGCAAGGGAACCTGGCGAAATGCGACGGATGTCGCTGAAGACTTGATCCGCATCGAGCATCGGCAGGCCTACGACGTATCCGAGCGATGGTTGGACTCTGCCTGCTGGGCGGATGAGGGCACGGGAACCAACGTAGGCGAGATTTTCCAGATGAAAGGTTTGTTCTTCCAGAAGTCGGTGAAGGGCCGCAATCTCAAGGCCCGCAACCTGCGGGAACTGATGAAAGTGACCAACGGAAGTTCGCGGCTGAAGATTCATGACCAATGCAAATACCTGATTTGGGAGATTGAAAACCTTTTGACGGATGAACAGGACCCCAGCCGGTGGGACGAGCGCATGTCGGATCATGGCGTGGACATGCTCCAATACGGAACGGCGCGAAACATCATTGCCTTGGGCGGGGATGTTCTTCACCATCAGAAACAAGAGGCTTACCAGGCGAATCGTGCCAAGATGGCAGCTATGCGAAAGCGAGGAACGGCATGATAATCCCTGGCCTCGATCTTCAATACACGGTTGCATGGCTGATGGACACTTGGAAGCGTGAGAAGCAGCGGCGCCGGCTCATGGAGACGACGGTCTGGCGAGACTGCTTCCTCTTCGCGAAGTCCAAATTTGGTGCGAATCCTGAAGAGGGCGTGAGCGGCGACGATCTCTCAACGCGCTTCGTTCCGGACTCGGAAAATGGCGTGGATACGGTGTCGGCCCAGTTGATCCGGCTTACCATGCCAAACGCAGACTTCTTCATGGCCATTCCGATGCACCCTTCGGAGACGCAGAATGGCGCGGCGGCTATTACCTCTTTGTTAAAATACTATCATCGCCGAAGCAAGTTCAGACTCAATGCACTTCAGATCGTGAAACAGGCGGCGACATGCGGGTCAGGCGCGTGGGCGATGGACTGGACGACTCAGGCGGGCATGGTGCCCGATATCGTTCGCATGAAGATGATGTATCAGCAGCAGCAGGCTCAGGCCGCGCTCACGGGCGAGAAACCCAAACGGCTTCCGGCGCTTCCGCCCATGAAGCGCGTGGTGAATTATCAAGGACCTACCATCGAGTCAGTGAATATTTTCGATATGGTGGTGCAGACCGACCGCTCCTATGAGAGCGCGGCTCGCCTCATGAAGTTCCGGCGTGATGATGCCTACCTGAAGGAACTGAGCAAGGAAGACGACTTCGGATACGCCCGTTATACGATTCCGAAGAACACGGAACCTAGCCTCGATCCGGATACGAGCGACTCCATCCGGATCGAGTTGAATCAAGCGTCAGGCCTGGCGATGCTTCCGATGGGGAGCGGCACGAATCAGATGAATGAATTGATCCAGGTCATGGGTGATGTGCCGGTGAAGTTCAAGGACGGAGCCGAAGTCACTATCCCGTGCTGCGTGGCGACGCTGCTGAATCAGAAAGACATCATCCGGTTGGAGGTAATGCCTACCAGCACGAGCCGGATTCCCATGGGTATCTACTCATGGAACCCGAGGCCGAATGATCCGTATGCGGGAGGCGTCCTGGAGCGGAATATGGGACTTCAGGACGCGGTGAACACGCGCATGAACCAGTCGATCATGGCCAATGGCTTGGCAATCAATCCTATGTCATTCTACAAGCCTGACGGTCTCTTCGATCCGAGTGAATTTGTGTCATTCCCTGGCGCTTGCTATCCTTACATGACCACGAAGCCTGAGCCCTATGTCATTCCTGACCAAGCGATGCTCGGTTTCAATGAAGTTAAAATGCTTCAAGGCATGTTCTCAGACGGGATCGGGGCGCTGATTAACAATAGTCAGGGCGATCAGAGTGCGACGGAAGCAACTATTGTAGCGAGCCTCGGTCAGTCTCGCTTTGGGCTGATCGCTGAGAATTTCGAGCAGAGTTTCCTGGAAGAAGTGATCACTCAGGAATTGCTCATGGCTCAGATGTTCATGACCAAGGAAGAGATGATTCGTGTGGTCGATCCGATGGACCCGCAGGCGCTTCCTTCGGTGATGCCGGTTGATCAGACTGTGATTCAAGGTGAGTATCAGGTCTTCATTGCCGGTATGCTCGACATGGCGCAGAACCAAGCGAAGATGGGCGAGTTGATTTCCTTAACCCAGGCGTTTGGAGCCATTCCCCCGTTGCAGCAAACCATGAACTGGCAAGCCTACGCTGCAATGATTCTCAGGATGAAGGGTTTCGGGGAATTCATTCCTTCCCTGTTCCCTCCCCAGCCCCAAGGAGGCATCAATGGAAACCCCGCAACTTCACCCCAAGTTTCCGCAGGGCCCGGAGGTCCGCCGTCTCCTGGCGGAACTCCAAACCCATCCGGGCTGGCCTCTGGTCCTGGCATGGTTGGAGGCGGCAGAAGCCCAGGCGAAGGTCCCGGTGCCGATAACCCCGGCGGACGGCCACCAATGGCCGTTCAAGCGGGCCTGGGCTGATGGCGAGGCCTATGCCTATGGCGAAATCCGGAAGATGCTGGCGATTGCAGTGGCGATCCCAGGGCGTATGGATGGTCACGGAAGGGTTAAACCGAGCGAATTTAACCCAGACGGGGAGGATGATGAAACACAGCTCTAATTCCTTGCTCGAATTGAAATAACGATTACTCTTAACCCATAGGAGCCCTTCAATGGCCCAGCTATTCACACCTACCCCGATGGATTTGGATCTCGGCTTCAATGGCGAAGAAGACGAGTCGGATTTGAACGGTGCCGCCAGTGGCACGGAAGACGACGCCCCTGAACCTATTTTGCCCCCTGCTCCTGAAGCCCCTGCCTCAACCCCTGCTCCTGAGCCCCAGACCCCTCCAGGAACGCCGGAAGCTCCTGCTCCGGTAGTCCAGACCCCCGCAACGCCTCAGACGCCTCCTGTGCCCCATGTCGAGCCATCCTTGGCCGACATTCTGCGGAACATGGAAGCGCAAGCCTCTCGCCAGACTCAGATCCTTGAACGCGCCATTCCCCATCCTGAAATCCCGGCACCCGGACCGAAGCCTCTTCCTCCCATTCCTGAAAAATACAAGGGCGTGTTGGACGAGGATACGCTGCGGGGTGCCCAAGTGGTCATGGATGCTTTGGGGATCACGGCTGATTTGGAGGAACTGAAGACCTTCCGCCAGGCTGCGACTCAGAAAGACAATGCCACTTCCGCTCGGGACATGATTCTCGGGCAGGTTCCAGAAATGAGAGATCAAGCCTTCCAGGATGAGGTCGCCGCCGAGATGACGCGCACCTTGGATGCCCTGGGAGTGCCTAACGAGATGCGGGGCCAGTTCCTGAACCCTGTTCTTGTCGTGCAAGCCGGGAATGCGGTCAAAGCCCGCCGAAGCCAGAATGCAACCGCTCCGCAAGGAGGCGCTGCACCCGTTCCTTCCATCACTCAGGCTCTTGCTTCCCGCGCAGGCGGAGAAACGCAGAGCGAGCCGGTGGCTGCGAGCGTAACTGATACTTCAGAGCAGCCAGTCGATTGGATGTCGATGTCCGAAGAGGACTACGCCAAGCGGCAAGCTGCCATTCTCCGGAAGCAAAACGGTTCCTGGTAAGCCAGGCCGTTCCCCAAGAGGTTCATCATGGCTCGCACCACTTCAGTCACCACTGGCGCACTTCCTTCAATTGCCACCTACATCTGGCGCACGGGCCTCGCCGTCGCCATGCCTCTGCTTTGCTTCGAAAAGTATGGGCAGAGTATCAATATGCCTGCGAATTCGGGCAAGACGATTACCTTCCGCCGTTTCGAGAAGCTGCCTCCCACGGGCGGCGCGGGCGATTACACGGCCACCACGCCGAGCCGTGTCCTGGTGGAAGGCACCACACCGGATAACGTGACGCCGACCGTCACGGATATCGTGTTCACCCTCACTCAGCTTGGCGCTTACTACCAGTATTCGGATATCTCCGGCTGGGTGAACGAGGTGAGCGTCGATCAGAACCTGATGGCTCGCACGGGTGAGAACATGGCGGAAGTCGTGGATTACTACTACCGCGACACCATTCTCGGCGGCTCGCGCTACTACCGCATCCTCGAATCCACCAACAACACGGCGACTCCCAGCCGCGTTTTGATCGCCGGGAAGATCGCCAAGGCCCTTCCCATCGCCGTCATTGGCCGCGATCTCTTTGCGGCTGATGCCAAGGTGGTGAAGGCTATGAAGGGATCGAGCGATGGCTTCGGGACGAGCGCCGTTCGTGCGTCCTTCGTGGCCGTGGCTCATCCGGATCTCTGCGCGGATCTGGACTCCATCGTTCCCACGGTGGTCAATGGCTCCGATGGCTTCACGCCGGTCGCCAAATACGGTTCTCTCACAGATCTGCTGCCGGGTGAGTATGGCACTTTGAAGAACGTCCGTTTCATTCAGTCCACCCACGGCAAGATTTGGGCTGGCGCCGGGGCGGCTGTGGCTTCCACGGGTGAGAAGTCCACGGGCGGTCAGATTGACGTTTACGGCGCCGTAGTCACGGGCCAGGATGCCTATTGCTGCGTGAAGTTCAGTAAGGACTCCGGCAAGGTGATTTACGTCAGTGCCGACAGCAATTCGAAATACGATCCGCTGAATCAGTTCAGCGTCCTCGGGTGGAGGGCCACTGTAACGGGTGGCATCCTGAATGACGCTTGGCTGAAGCGCCTGGAGTGCGGCGTCACCGCCTAGCTCTGGAGTCTCTTTACCGGCCCCTGAGCAATCTCTGTTCAGGGGCCGCTTTCAAACCTGCCCGACTCACCCAGAGCGGGCTGCTCAGAAGAGGTCCGACATGGCCGACACCGCCGTTCAAGCTCCCCCCAAGATGCGCTATTTCCGAGGCATCATCCATCGCAATTCTCAGCATGGAGCCGCGTGGTTCTTTGCCGATGACTCCGTGAACAAGAAACTTCAGATTGCTTGTGAAGTCGAAGTCATCGTTCCTGATTATGTTGTGGATAACGTAAAAGAAACAATCGTGGATCGGAATATCGTGCGTCCGGTTCCCGGCAAGAAGCGCGGTTTTAAAAATATCCGCGAGCGTTTTAACCGTTACACCTGGGAACAGTTTGGCTAAGTTTCCGAAGCTGAGTGGAAGAAATTTGAAGCGACTCAGCGCGAGCTTCCCATCCCGGATGGCGATAGCGAAGAATAACCTTGGAGGTTTTCCGTGGCCCTTTATCAGCGTGATGAAATCGTTCGAGATTTTAACGGTGTGGTAGTTTCACGAGCCTTTGTGAAAGTGGTCACGGGGCAAACCTATTCAGACACAGCCCCGCTGGCAACGCTCTACGCGGATTCAGCGGGGCTCATTCCTTTGATCAATCCTTTTCAGGCTGATGCTGCGGGCCGGTATGTCTACTGGGTAGATGCTGGTTACTATTCCGAACAGATCACGCGGCCTAACTATCTCTCCGAGACGAGCAGCGGATTCTTTGTAGGCGCTCAGCAAGGTGATCCTGGGCCTACAGGGCCTACAGGAGCAACGGGGCCGCAAGGAGCCACTGGAGCTACAGGTCCGGCTGGAACGCCGGGATTTGACCCTATGCCGTTTCTTGCTGATACGACTAATCCGGCGAAAGGCGCGGCTCTCATCGGTTACAAATCATCGCTTGCTTATGCAGCCGGGACGGTAGGGAATAGATTGAATCAAATGTTGGTGGTTTCCGGCATG